GTACACCATGACCATAGGTCATGGCACCCCGTAGGGCAGGGCAGCAGGGCAGCAGGGCGGCAGGTCGGCAGGGCGGCAGGGCGGCAGGGCGGCAGGGCTCCGGACCTATGGCATAGGGTTAGGGAGGCCCGAGGGGGGGGCGGGGGTCCTTTTCGCGGCCGGCCCCCTGGCGGGGGTTAGGCCCCTCCCACCTGTCTCCATCTCCCGGGTCTTCTCCTGTAGGTTCTATATATATGAGCCTATGTCCTTGGTTCGGTTTCCATCTTCCAGGGTCTCCTCCAGTCTCGACTCCCTCCCCCTTATTTCCCGCGTCCAAAAATTTGGCGGCGCCATTTTTTCGGGGATCTTTGCTCCCATAGTAACTATTGCTTATGGTTAAGGGATGGTGTATAGTGAAGGCATGAGCGCTCCGTATGGTGTACCGGCAGAAGCAGTTATCTCAGGAATCAGGACCGCCCGGCGTGCCCCGGAGAAGCGGTCGGCGGTGAAGCGGGCCAGGGATGATTACTTCAAGGAAGCGGATACGGCTGCCGCGGGCGGCTCGGTGGTATCGTTCGAGCGGACGGATGACCTGTACACCTACGACCTGGATGGGAACGTGATCCCACCGATGACGGAGCGGCGGGCGAGCCCTCTGTGCCCTTTGTGCAACCATGAGGAGTGGGAGACGATTGACCATTTGCTCCTCGGTGGCGCGAGCGTACGGGAGGTCAAGGAGTATTGCGGGGGCCTTGTGACGGAGATGGACATCATGAACCACCAGGTCAGGCACCTCGCGCCGGTGGCGCGGGAAGTGCTTGCGGCATTCTTCCCTTCGTTGCATGACATACCGGACGAGGCCGCGACGAAGGGATTCAGGAAACAGGTAAGCAAGCTTGCGAAGGCGGCGGAGGATATCGAGTCGTACGAGTCGGCTTCGGAGCGGATTGCACGGTCGCGGTTTACCCGGGTGGTGAATGATGACCCGCACAAGCGGTTCAGGGCGCCTCCGACGGTTGCGTTTTCGGGAGATGGGGTGTATGCTATGCAGGGTGAGCACTCATTTCCGTTCAAAATATGGAGTAGAAGGCGTATGGATATAGAGGTCGGGAAGCGCGAGAAGAATACCATCACATTTTTGGGCGAGCTGATGAATGTCCGGAAGATGGCATACCGGGTATACAATGAGACCATGGATACGGGCGACGCTAAGTATTACGGGACGGCCGTGTCGGCGCTCCGGGAGATCCGCGGGGTCGTCGAGACCTTGGGCAAGTTCTCGCTCATCGCGAAGCAGCTCGGGGATGACAGCGGTAAACGGAAGAGCCTGTCTCCTCAGATGCAGGACATGATCGCGAAGCTCGGGATCTCCGTTTCGGCTGATACCGGCGAGAGCGTATCGCCCGAATTCGAGGGGATGGACGAGGATGAGCTCCGCGACGCGACGGTGGACGAATGACCCGCTCAGAAGCTCTTGAGCATTACCGGGATCTTTTTACCGAGGCGGCGGCGACGGATGAGACGAACGAGCTCACGCGGCATCTCGGGAAGACGGATTTATTTTTCCTTCTGGTGTTTATCCTGGGAGTGGACTTCGCGAACAACGACTGGGTGTTCGACCGCTGCCGGGAGTTCCAGGCGGACCCGGATGGATACCTCGACCTCTGGAGCCGGGAGCATTTCAAGTCGACGGTAATCACGTTTGCCGGAAGTATTTTCCAGATCCTCAATGATCCAGAAATCACGATTGGTATTTTCAGCTTCAACCGGCCGATCGCGAAGAGTTTCCTCCGGCAGATCAAATGGCAGTTCGAGCGGAACGAGAAACTGAAGGAGCTGTATCCGGAGATCCTCTACGCGGAGCCGGAGAAGGAAGCGCTCAAGTGGTCCGAGGACGACGGTATCATCGTGAAGCGGAACGGCATGCCGAAGGAATCCACGGTCGAGGCTTGGGGACTCGTCGACGGGCAGCCGACAGGTCGACACTTTCGTTGCCTCGTCTACGACGACGTCGTGTCAGTAAACTCGGTCACCACCCCGGAAATGATCCAGAAGGTCACCGAGGCATTGTCCATTTCATTCAACCTCGGATCCGACATGGGCGGAGTGAGGCGGTTCGTCGGGACCCGCTATCATTATGCCGACACGTACGCAACGCTCATCGCCCGCGGGGCGGTGAAGGTGAGATTGTATGCCGCAACAAAGGATGGAAAAACAGATGGAGAGCCGTGGCTGTGGACCCGCGAGGTCCTTGCGAGAAAGATCGCGGACATGGGTCCGTATATTTCGAGCTGTCAGTTGTTCAATTCTCCTGTCCAGGAAGGCGAAGAAACTTTCCGCGAGGAGTGGATCCGGTACTGGATCCCGCGGGCCGAGTTCTATAACAAGCTCAATATGTACATTTTGGTGGACCCGGCGAACGAGAAAAAGGAAACCTCGGACTACACCGTCATGATGGTCATCGGGCTCGGCCCGGACAAAAACTTCTACCTTGTTGATATGCTCCGCGACCGGCTGTCCCTGTCCGAGCGGACGAACCGGCTCTTTTCGCTGCACCAGGAATACCATCCTATCGCGGTTGGATACGAAAAATACGGAATCCAGGCGGACATTTCCCACATCGAGGGCGAGCAGGAACAGCGGCAATACCGGTTCCCGATCATACCCTTGGGCGGAAACATGCGGAAAATCGACCGGATCAAGCGGTTGCAGCCGATTTTCCAGGCCGGCCGGTTCTACATCCCGGAAAAGCTCATGCGCGTGGACACGAAATCGGTCACGCATGACCTCATAGCCTCGTTCAAGCAGGACGAGTATTTCCAGTTCCCGTACATGACCCACGACGACATGCTCGACTGCATGGCGCGGATCACCGAAGCCGACATGCAGACGTTTTTCCCGCAGCCGCGGGGAGACGACGGGGATTTGCCGGCATGGGCTGAACAAACGAGCGAAAAAGAGTATAATTACGACACCTATAGCTACCTCGACCAGTAAAACCGGAGGATTTGATGGACAAAAAGCAGTTAAGCGCCCACGACAGGGAGCTCATTGACCGGATCGGGCGGGACAACATCAATCTCGCCAAGGAAAAAGACGACATGCTGCCCATCTACACGGAGCTGTCGCGGTATCTGAAGCCGACGCGCTCCGGATGGGGGTTCGAGCGGGACTCGAACGCCGAATTCGGCCGGTTCGTGTTCGACGGCGAGGCGATTTCCGCCAAAAACAAGCTCTCGGACGGCCTTTTCGGCTACATGGTGTCCCCGTCGATCGACTGGTTGAAGCTCACCCCGCGGGACCCGAAGGCCCGGGACGACCGGAAGGTCCAGATGTACTGTAGGCAGATCGTGCAGCACCTCATGGACACCTTCGCCCGCTCCAATTTCTATGAAACCATGAGCGAGGCCATCGATGACGGCGTCGTGTTCGGCACCGAGGTCATCAACGTCGAGGAAAACAAGGAAAAAGGCGAGCCCGTGTACGAGGCGCTGCATTTGCGGGAGATCATGATCTCCGAGAACAGGGCTGGCGAGGTCGATCTCCTCCACCGGGAGTTTGAGATGACGTTCCGGCAGCTCATCGAGGAGTTCGGCGAGGATGCCCTTGACGACAACGACCTCAAGACGGCGAAGGAGAACATGGAGCAGCGCGTCCGCGTGATCCATGCGGTCTACCCCAGGTCCTTCCCCGGCGACACCGACAATTCGGTGAAACTTGACATCGAAAAGCCGTACGCCTCGGTGTACCTCTATTGCGGGCACAGCATCTCGGGCACCGAGCGGCAGGGAGCCAAATACGTGCTCCGCGAGGGCGGGTTCGACTTCAAGCGCTTCGTTGCCTGGCGGTTCAAGAAGTCCGCGGGCATGACGTACGGTGGAAGCCCGGGCATGGACGCGATATTCGACATCAAGATGCTCAATATGCAGTCGAAGACCATGGCCGACGTCGGCCAGCTTGCCGCCCGTCCGCCGATGGCCGCCCCGATGGCGATGAAGGGGAACCTCCGGATCCAGCCGGGCGGAATCTCCTACTATACCGGTGACGCCCGGGTCCAGCCGATCATGACCACCATCAGCTACCCGTTCGGCATCGACATGATGGAACGCCGTGCGCGGATCATCCGCGACCACTTTAAGACCGACTTTTTCATGGCCGTCTCGCAGAACCAGGCAACGAGCCGGGACCGGACCGCCACCGAGATCATGGAAATGAAGGCGGAATCTGCCGCGGTGTTCGGCTCCGTGGTCGGCTGCCTCCAGAGCGAACTGATCGAGCCGATCGTGAACCTCACCATGCAGATCGAAGGTGCCGCCGGGCGCATGCCGCCGGTTCCGGAGGGCGTCGATCCCGAAATTGCAGTGGACCTTGAGTTCATCGGCCCCCTCGCGCAGGCACAGCGGAAGTACCTCATCAAGCAGGGCATCGAGCAGGGTCTCCAGTCGGCGTTCAACATGGCACAGGCGAACCCCGACCTCATGATGAACATCGACATGAACTCGGCCATGCGGAAGCTTATGCTCGTCAACGGCTTCCCGCCTGAGGACCTCTATGACCCGAAACAGGTCCAGCAGTCTCAAGGCCAGGCCCAGCAAGCCCGGGCACAGGCACAGCAGG